CCCAGCTTGTCGAGCACGGCAGCGCGGGCCTCATCGAGGCTGCGGCCGCCTTCGATCAGCTGGCGGCCGAGGTCGGCCATGTTGTGCTTCTCAGTCAGGGCAGAGATGCCGGCAATGCGAGCGCGCTCAGCCTTCGCAGCCTCGGCAGCCGCTTCAGCCCGCACCGCTGAGATGTCAGGGGTGTTGTCCATCGGAACCTCAGGTTCTGGTTGGGGGGTTGGAGATGCGGCGGGGGCCGCAGGTTGAGCGTCGAGAGCACGCCCGACGCCGACCGTTGGGTCTGCAGGTATGCTAACCACGCTCACTTCGTAGGGACTCCAGCGAGTCGCCACGAAGTCGCCAGTGCCGCGCTGCTCCATGTCTTCGATCTGGTAGCCGAAGCTCACGTTTCGCAGCACGCCGTCTTTGACATCAGCCAGCACTTCCTGAGCGAAGCTATTACGGCTGAAGCGCACGCTGACGTAGCCGCGCTTTTTCTTGCCATCGATCCACGCGCGCTCGACTACGCCCACCACCTTGTTGGGGTCGTGGTTGAACAGCAGCGGCGCGGAATCGTTGAGGCGCGCCAGGTCGGCGGCCTCGCGATCGTGGCTCAGCACTTCGTTGCCGAAGTAGCGGGCCACGGGGAACTCGGAACTGAAGGGGAACTCGATGGTGCGCTCGTCTTCGCCGACCTGAAAGTCAGCTACCTCGGCGCGCTTCAGGAGCTGCCCTTCGAGATCACGCGATAGGTCCATCGGTGTCCTCAGTGTCATCTTCCCCATTATCGTCGCCTGCGTCCGGGTCGCTGGCCGGAGCCACCTCCTCGGCCTGGTCCTCACCCACGTCGCCGGCCTGCTGCGTGCCCGCCGCGTTCACCTCATGCGGGTCGGTGTCGAACGTCAGATCGAGCTCATCAGCCAGCTGCAGCTCGGCGGCCCTGGCCACCATCAGCTCCTCGAGGTCGCCGCCTTGCTCGGCCACCACCTCGCCCAGTGTCTTGAAGCCGCAGCGCACCGCGTCCTTGTAGGCCTGCACTTCCTTTGCCGGATCCACCCACGCCCACCCGCGTGGCATCCACCGGATCGCCCGGTAGCGCTCGGGGTCGGTCTCGTAGAACGGCAGCCCCAGCGCACCGCCGAGCACCGCCATCTCGAGCCAGGCCTCGAACACCGGCTGGTGGAAATTCTCGATCAGGTACTGCTGCAGCGCGCGCCAGTGGTCGCGATCCTCAAGCAGGCTCAGCCGGCTGCTGCTGTAGTTCGTCTGGCTGAAGTCGCGGCTCACGCTCTCGTAGGAGCAGCCCAGGCCCGCCGCCATTGCCCGCAGCATCGCCCGCAGGAACGGCTCAAACTGCCCATCCGGTGCATCAAGCGATGGCACCGTCACCTTCTCGCCAGGCGCCAGATACTTGAACACGCCGGGCTCAAAGTTCGACACCCGCTCGCCGTCGAACACCTCATCGCCCTGCAGCTCGCCTTCGTCGCTGGTGATGAAGCCCATCAGCGCGCTCGAGGCCCGCGCGCGGATCACCTCCGCCTCCTCGTAGCCCTGCAGGTGGTGCAGCCGCTGGATCGCGGTCGCCAGCCACGGCACGCCACGGGTCTGGCCCGGCCGGTCCATCAGGTAGAGGTGGATGATCTCCGAAGCCGGGATCAGCTGGTGCCGCCCGCTCGGTGGCCCCTGAAATGGCGCATCACCGGGGTGTTTCTTGAGGAACGCATACTGCACCGGCCGGCCCCAGCGGTCGCACTCCACCCCCATGCGCCACTCATTGCCGTCGATCGTGCTCTTGCCCGTGTAGGTGTCATCGAGCAGATCCGACTCGATCACCTCGAGCGCAAACGGCACCTTGCCGCCGCCGAACGGCTGCCGCACCTTGCGAATGAACACCTCACCCGACTCGGCCATCGCGCCGATCACCAGGCGCTCCATGTCGTGCCAGCTCAGCCGGCCGCCGGTGTGGCAATGCTGCTTCTTGCTCCAGACCTTCCAGGCGCTCTCGATCGCGTCATTCACCTGCGCATCGAGCCGCCCGCCGCCGCGCACCATCCGCACCTGCGCCTGCATCTTGATGCCGGTGCCGATCACGTTGTTTTTCACCGCGCGGATCGCCTGCCGCGCGTAGTCGTTGTCGCGCACCAGCTGGCGCGAGCGGTTCCGCAGCCGCGGCAGGCTGCCCTTGATCTCAGCGTCGGCGCTGGTGCCGGCCGTCACCCAGTCGCTGGTGAGTCGGCTCACCATCGCGCCTTGGTACATCCGCCGCCGTGGTGCAGGCGTGGCCTCGGGGGCGCCGCGTTGCAGCCAGCCGAGGATCGAGGATCGGATGCCCATCAGAAGCGCACGTAGAGGTTGTGAGGATTGCCGAGGCCATTGGCGGCCAGGGAGGCGGCCTGTTCGCGCTTCACCTCAGCCTTCAGTTTGCCCTCCAGCATCAGCAGATCGGTCATCTCCATTTTCTTCAGCCGCCGGTTGCCGATCGTGTACTCGGCCACCGCACCGCCGGAGATGATCGCCCTGATCGCCGCCTGCACCGCCTCGAGGTCTTTCTGCGCCTGGCTCCGGCCATCGAATGCGCCAGGGGTGCCCGTGTAGCTCAGCGCCGCCAGCACCTCGAGCTGACCGGCGCCCAGTGTTTGATGCACGCCGCTGTTGCGTGCCTCGGCCTGCCAATACCACTGCCCGGCATCAAACGCCGCGCTGGTGGCCTGCGAGATCGTGAACTCCCACCCGGTCCCGTAGGCCGCACCCGTCACCGTCGCGCCTTCGCTCGCGGTGTTAGTCCGCAGGTAGTAGAAGAGCCCCCAGCCGTCGCTGCTGCTGATCGGGTTGCCCAGGTTGTCGCGGCCCGCAACGTCCCGCCAGCGGATCGTGTCACCGGCTCTGATCTGGGCAGGGATGTTCACGGCGCCTTACCAGTGAGTTGCGAACGCCGGGGCGGCTCCCTTCGATTTTAGCCGCGCCTTCGTCGCACCTTCAGCCGGTTTCTCAAGGCGCTTCTCCAGCTGATCCCAGATCGTTCTCCTGTCGTACCGCTGGTACAGCCGATGTACCGCTGCATACGCATAGACCAGACAGTCCAGCGCCTCATTCCGCGCGCTTGGTTTCTTCACCCATTCGCGCACCGGGAAGCCTTTCACGTACCGCAGCGCCTGCTTCTCTGCCGTCAGCTGCTCGAAATACTCACTCCCGGTCTGCGCATGGAAGTGCAGGTAGCCCGGCCCGCGTTCGTTGTGCTTCAGCCGCCCGAACAGCGTGGTCTTCACCGTGTCGCCACCCACCGGGAACACCTGCGCGCCGCGCTTCAGCGTGCGGCCCTGCGCGCTGATGTCCACCTTGCTCGCCTTGCCGATCGGCGGCTTGCCCCGCTGGCTCTGGCCCTTGATCGCGATCACGCCCACCGCCTGCCGTTCCCGCGCGTACTGGTACACCTCCGCCGTTGCGTGGCCGCCCGAGTCGATCGCCACCACATCCGCCCGCAGCTTGGCGCCGCTCACGTGCTCCCAGTCGTGCAGCACCAGCAGGTCCAGCTGCTTCCACACCTCGGGCCGGCATGGGTCGCCGTAGATCTCCTGGTGGTCGATCAGCCAGCCCTCCTCCTCGCGGCCCCACGCCCATACGCTCACCGCCAGGCGATCGCCCGCACTGCCGCCGCCGCCCTGCACGTCCACGCCGATCGTCACCGCCAGCGCGCCCTCCGGCAGCCGGCCCGCCGCATACGGCTCGCACCGCTCCAGCAGCGCATCCGCGCTCACCTTGCTGGCGAAGTCCTCCTCCCACGTTTCGGCCAGCCGCGTGTTCACGAACGACTTCAGCATCGGCGCATCGGCCTTCGCCCGCAGGAAGTCGTCCACCATGTCGGCCCAGCTCAGCCAGCCCAGCGGGCTGTAGAGCCCCGACAGCTGGAAGCCCGCGGTCTTGCCGTCGCTCGGTGCCGTCGCGCGCCACTCGCCCTTGCGCAACATGGCCGGCTTGTGGATCTCGGCGAACCGCTCATGGCAGTGCTCGCACTCATAGGCCGCCGTCGCCGGGTCGTTCTTCTCCCACTTCAGCTGCGGCCACTTCAGCCACTGCATCGCCCCACAGCTCGGGCACGGCACATAGAACCGCCGCTGATCGCTGCGCTGAAACTCCGCCTCGATCCGGCTGAAGTCCTTCACGGTCGGGGTGCTGGTGAGCAGGATCTTCCGCCGCGCGAACGTGGTGGCCCGCTTCTCGGCCAGGCTCACCGGATCGCCTTCGCCGTCCACGTCCAGCGGGAACGCATCCACCTCATCGCAGAAGATGTAGCGGCATGGCGTCGAGCGCAGGCCCGTCGCCGAGTTAGCCCCGGTCAGCAGCATCATCCCGCCGGGGAACTCCTTCGAAAACATCGTGTTGCCCGAGTCCCTCGAGCGGCTCGGCGCGATCTTCTCCGCCAGCACCGGCGTCTCCGTCACCAGGCTCTCCAGCCGCTGCTTGCTAAGCCGCTTCGCCATCTCCACCGTGGGCTGCACCAGCAGCATCGGCCCCGGCGCGTGCGCGATCACGTAGCCCAGCCAGTTGCTGCCGCTCTCGGTCTTGCCCGTCTGCGCCGCAAACATCATCACCACCCGCTGCACCGTGCTGGTGGTGCTCAAGCAGTCCATCGGCTCGCGCAGGTACGGCGTCCGGTTGGTGCGCCACGGCCCCGGCTCGGCGCTTGCCTTGCTGCTCAGCCGCCGGTGCTTGTCCGCCCACTCGCTCACCGTCAGCGGTGGCTCCGGCCGCAGGCCATCCATGAACGCATCGCGCCACACCGTCACTGCGCCACCTCCTGCAGCGACAGCAGCGCATCACGGTGCTCATCGCTGAGCAGCTGGTGGATCACCGCCGGGTCCGTCTCGCCCGCCAGCTGGTGGCTCAGCCGATCGGCCAGGTTCGAAAGCGCCTCGCGGATGCTCCGGCCCACCTGGAATGCGTCCTTCTTCACCTCCTCGGCCGGCACCAGCTCACGCCGCTGCTGCGCCACCTGCAGCTTCGACAGCTCCGCCTGGTAATGCTCGCGCCGTGCCCGGCTTTCATTGAGCTCAGGGATCGCATCATCGGGCAGCGCCTCGATCGCGCGCTTCAGCTCCACCGGCGTGCGCGCCTCGATCGGGTCGGCGTGGCTCACCTTCGCGTTATGCGTCGCCTTGGTGTTCCGGTTCCACAGCTCCAGCGCCTGGTCCCGGTCCAGCCACCGCTTGCCGTCCTTCTCGACCACCGCCGCTGCAATGCGTGACTTGCTCGCCGCCGTTACGGTTCCCTTCGCGCAGCCCTTGATCGCTGCGAACTCGCTGAAGGTGACTAGCAAGCTGTTGCAGGCCCTTACGCCACTTGAATGGTAGTGAACTATTGAACTACTGAACGGGTGGGGCGCGCTATGCCCTTAAATCTCATTGTGAGTCCCGTTTGAGACTGCTTTTTTCTGACGCTAGCTGAAGCGCGGGGCTGCGAAATACCCGCGGGCTGGGGCGGGGGAGGGACCCGCCACCTGCACTTGAGAATCATTCTCAACAGGGTGCCCCTCGGCCCAAACCCCTTGCGGCGCAAGGGATCTCAGCGATCGGCACCCGCGACGGCATAACGATGGCGTGATATGGGGCACCCTTGAGAACGCCTGCGCCGCAAGGAATCTCAGCGACCACCCCCCAGCCTCCTCGCCAGCTCGGCCTGCAGCGAGGCCCGCACCTGCGTGGGCCAGGCCTGCTCGAAGCCCTGCCTCAGCACCTGCTGCACGGGGAACTGCTGGCGCCGCTGCTTCGGGTTGGGGTCGATGGTGAACAGCCTGCGGGTCGTGGCCTCGAGCGTTGAGGTGCGGCCGATGAAGCCCTCCTTCCGCTCGAACACGGCCTTCACGCTGCTGCCCCGCTTGACCGGGCCGATGAAGTATTGCCCGCCGCCCTGCCTGGCCTGGCCGAGGATCGTGGCGTACTTGCTCAGCGGCACGTTGCCCGAGGCATTGAGCAGGCCCGTGCCCTTCGCTGGCACCAGCACGGCGCCGCGTGTCTCGCGGGCGATCTTCGTGGCCGCAAGGTCGGCAGCCTTCAGCTTCGGCGTGGTGCCCTTGACGATCGGCTGGAGGTAGCGGCCAGCGGCATTGCCGCGGCCTTGGGTGTCCTGCCTGAAGCCCACCTCGGCGGTGAGCGTGTCAGCGCGAGCAAAACGCACGTAGGTGCCGTTGACGGTCCAGCGGGTGGGGCGATCGATGTAGCGGGGGGTGGCCTGCTTCAGCGCAGCCTGTGCAGCCTGAGCGGCGCCTGTAAGCGCCTTGGCGGCCGCGAAGCGCAGGTTCTGGTCTGTGAGCAGCCGCACCCGGCTATCGAGCCTCTGAAGGGCTCCTGAGTCGAGGTCGATGCGGATGGTGGCCATGGGCCAAGGGTAGGCGCGAGCCGTGGGTGAGGCGAGGGAAAACGGGTGAGATCGGCGCCTGTCAACCTGCCGACCTCGCCTACGTTGCCCTTATAGGCCCTTTTACTACAGCCACCCTCTCCCCTTTTATATATTATTACTAAGGTTAGAAGGTTAGTATAGTTAGTAAAAGGGCTGCAGGACAACGGTTTTCGGCCTTCCAACCTCATCCGGCAGGTTGGACAAACACCCATTTGTTCCTACCTTCCAACCATGCGCGCTTCTTTTCGTATCCCAGCCCTCTCAAGATGGACGCGACCTGCATCTGATCGGCACGGCCCTGGCGCTCCACCGGCTTGCCGATCGCCTCGGTCAGCAGCAGCTCGCTGGTAATGGGCCGGATGGTCCTGCGATGGGTGTTGAGCCATTCCTCGATGGCCGACTGCCATGGGCTGTCCACCAGGTAGGTCTGGTTCTCCTGGTCCACCTGATCGGCATGGTCGCGGGTGAGATGGTTGGGCTCACCGTTGCGATAGGCGGCCACCGCTGCGCTCCAGATGGCGTCCCGCTCGAGCAGCAGGCCATCAACGGGGATGTGCGGGGCAGCGGTGACGGGGATCACCCAGAAGCGCCGGTTCCCGGTGTCATCGACCAGGAAGCCGGTGTCGCGGTTGGTGCTGCCGACGATGATCGAGCGCCGTGGGTAGGACTCGGTGGTGCGCTGGTAGGGGGCGCGGAACAGGTCGGTCTGCTGGGTCAGGAATGCCTTGATCTGGCCCGCGTGCTTGCGACCGGTGATGTGATCGAGCTCGGCCCACTCCATGAGCCATGAGCGGTGGAGCACCATCAGGTCATCCTTGCTGCCGATGTCGCGCAAGGCATCGCTGAACCAGAGGCCGCCGAGGTTGCGCCAGAAGGTGGACTTGCCGCAGCCCTGAGGCCCCATGAGCACGCAGGCCGAATCATGCTTGCAGCCGGGCTCAAATACGCGCCGGACGGCTGCGATGAGCGTGGCCTTCAGCATGGCGTCGTAGAGGCTGCCGGGCTTGTCTGTGGGGCGCAGATAGGCCGTGGCGAGGTGGTCGATCGGCACCGGTGGGACGTGATCGGCTACGTGCTCGAGGTATTCGCGGACCGGATCGTGGGGATTCTCGAGTGCGACGACGTGGACGGCATCAGCGGCGAGATCCTTGGTGACCTTGACGCCCTGCTGTGAGAGCTGGAGGTAGAAGTGCTCGATGTGCTCGATGGGCTTCTGGTCGAGCTCGATCGCCTTGGTGAAGATGTTCCAGCGGATGCGTTCGCCAAGCTGCTGGCGCAGCAGCTGCAGCAGCTCATTGGACTCGAGCTTCAGCAGCTTGTCCGGCTTGGCGATAGGCTTGTCCTGTCCCAGTGGGTGGGATGACTGCTGACGCCGTTCGGTCGTGATATCCGGGCGGCTTTTTTCATGGCCGGCCATATGGGCAAGGGTGCCAAGGCTGACGCCACCAGCTGAAGCGTTGAAGGTGCGCCACTTGGCATTGCATACGCCGGGCTCGAACTTGCCGGATAGGGCAGACCACTGGATCCAGTCCTGGAGGAGGCTGTCATCGCCGACGCTGTGAAGGGCCATGCCGACCTTCACCCATGCGTCGTAGTCGTCGGCATCTGCTGCAGGGATGCGGTCGAGGAACTCACGGGCGCGGCTGCTGTCGGTCTCGGGGAGGCGAAGCAGTGGGGCCGGATCCGGCTGATGGCGCTGCATCTGCTGCAGCAGGGTGGATGGCGCTTCGGCGAGGGGCAGGTCTGCGGGTGAGCGGCCCTTGATCCAGCGGTAGGCGCCGGTGATGGGGTGAGCGCCGGCGACAACGGACTGGCAGCCAGCCCAGCGGAGCTCCAGCTGCTCGCCCTTGATCGAGGATCGGAGCTTGGTGGTTTTGATCGTGGCCCAGAAGGGCTCGGGCACCTGGTAGATGATCTGCAGGCGGCCATCACGGCCGGAGGTGACGGCCCATGACTTGGGGAGATCGCGCAGGGGCGCGCCGATCTGCTCAAGCACCTCTGAGGCACCGAGGCCGTCGTGATCGACGAACAGCAGGCCACCGGACTGCGGACCAGCGACCACGCCAACGGCTACGGCGCGGCCGGACTGGATCTCAGCGCTGAGCTGTTGCTTGTCGAGGGGATGCTTCTGCCACTCGGGCTGGTAGGGGCGCTTGTCGTTGCCGACTGCAACTAGGCCCCAATGTTCAGGGAGGAGGTCGAGTTGATCGAGGAGTGGGTGGGAGGTCATTCATCGGACCTATGGGCTCTCGGAGTTTAGGGACTAGGTAGGCAGGTTGGAAAGAGCCAGTTCAGCGTCTGCAACAGAACGCGCCACTGCAGCAATCCCACCCGCGCCTTGGACCACACCGAGCCATGCCTGCTGCTCGGGGCGGATCCGGCCGGTGGCGGTCTTGATCTCGATGCTGCAGAACACGGCCAGGCGCCTGCCCACCATGTCTGGGGTGACGGTGATGGTGCGCCAGCCGATCAGGTCAGCGGAGCCGCGTGCCAGGCCGAAGGTGACCAGCCGGCCGGTGCGGGGATCGGGGAGGCTGCCCACCTGATTGCGGAAGAGCCTGGTGTCGGGCCTGGTGCCAACGGCCAGCCGGATCTGCTGCTGGAGGGTGGTCTCGGCGTTGGGCACGATCACGAGCGCTGCTGCCGGGCAAAGTAGACGTGGCGTGCCCAGCCGGCGGGGTTCTTCATGCCGCGGGCGATGCCGACCTGGATGAGGTCGGTGAGGGTGCGTGCCTTCTTCCGTTCGGCGACGCGCTGGCGGATGCCCTCGCGCTTGAGCTCCTGCAGCTCGCCGGCCACTTCCTTCAGGGCACGGCGCGGCTCTGAGGCGCACTCGGCGCCGCAAACGGGGCACTGAGGCTGCGGCTTGAAGGCAGCGAAGCACTGGGGGCAGGTGCGCACCGCTGGCGCCGGCGGCCCACCCTTGCCGGTGCGGCGGCGGCTGTTGTCCAGGCTCCACTCGCGGTGATCATCGGGGAAGCCATGGCGGTGGACGTTGCCGACGTGATCCAGGACGATCGCGGCATCCTTCCCTGGTGCGGGGCGGAGCACGCGACCGACCTGCTGCAGGTAGAGGCCCTCGGACTGCGTGGGGCGCAGCAGGATGGCAGCGCCGACCGATGGCACGTCGGTGCCTTCGCTGATCACGTCCACCGAGACCAGGACTTGTAACGCGCCAGTAGCCAGATCGTGCAGCGCCTGTTCACGCTGCTCGACGGAAGTAGTACCCAGTAAGACCTGCGACGCGATGCCGCTGTCACGAAACTGTCTTGCGACATGCTCTGCGTGCGCGGTGGTACAGCAGAAAG